CTTCAATGTTTCTAACGATTTGATCATCTGTGCGGTGGGTCTGCCATTGACAAGCACCGTGAAGCTGCCTAGCAGCAAAGGATTAGGTGGATGTATCGGCGGCTTCTTCACGCCAGACCTATGAGGTGTCATCATGTCAAGCATGCGAGCCGTAGGCCTGCTGTTGGTCAGAACGTTCATGGACCCTTGGAACAGCAATCCTGTCGCAATGTTTCCATCTCCTAGTCTCAGCGTGGGTAAACCCGCCATTTGATATCTCCTTAAAGCGTCTTGGCTATCGCGATGCCTGTGGTCTGTTGGAGATATTGATTAGCGATCTCCTGTACGGTCTTGGCATGCATAGCAATGCTCTGCTTATTTAACCGTACTAGATCCTTGGGTTCTATGCTAAACATCATAGGGGCTAACCCTAAGCTGTTGTTAGGTCCCGGGATCAGGACCATCGGCTTGTTCAAGGTGTAATGATCGATGTTCTCTTCGTCGATGCGAGTGATTACTTCCTCGCCGTTGTTTAGCTTGAATGATACGACATCACCCTTGTTGTAGCTCTTCTGTAATAACATCTATGTTCTCTCTCAGTTGTCTTGGATCGCACTTACTTAAACCTTCGAAGCCGCCTTCCACTAACAATCTGGTACCAACATAGATCTGAGGCACGGTCTTATGCCCTGCTTCCTTGAGAAAATTCCTAGACGAATCGTCCTCTGTGATATCGACCGTCTCGAACGGTATGTCATGCTTGGTCAACCATGCTTTAGCACGATTGCAGAATGGACAGATAGGTTTTGTATACAGCGTGATCATTTCTTTGTTCTTCCCATGGTTACGTTCTCTTGGATGCGGACGTCTCTGTTATTCCAAGTCCAGCATTCTCCAGTCTCATCCTGGAAACATACCCACAACAGATCATGCTCCTGTCCATAATCGATCACTAGATGTGCCCAGGCTTTACCCTTGGGCGTGATCAACGGGATCGGAGCATGAAGCTGCGTTATCAAAGTTTGAATCCAGTGAAGCTGTTAGCATCAACGTCCTGCTTAGTACCGCCGATGACATAGCTACTTAGCTCCACTTCCTGCGGTGCTACCTGCACTTCGGATCCTGCGATCCACTTGGTAGTCCAAGGCAAAGGATTGGTCTTAGTAGGATATGGCGTGCCCAATCCCACATTCTGCATGCGGCGGTTAGCGATGTATTCCACATACTCTGCCAACAGCTGGTAATTAAGACCTATCATGCTGCCGTCCTTGAACAGATACTCTGCCCAAGCCTTCTCTTGGGTCACTGCATCCTCGAACAGCTTGATGCAGGCTTCCCTAGTCTCTTCTGCGATAGTCACGAAGTCTGGATCGTCCTTAGGCAGCAACTTTAGCAGCATCTGTGTGCTTGCTAAGTGCAGGTTCTCGTCTCGTGCGATGAACTTAATGATCTTAGCATTGCCTTCCATCTTCTTCAGCTCAGCGAACGCCCAGCTGCATGCGAAGCTGACATAGAAACGAACACCTTCGAGGATGTTTACTGACATGAGTGCCAGCCACAGCGCCTTCTTGTGCTCATAGGAGTCATAGAGATAAGTGTCCGTCTTGTCCATGGAGTAGATGTTGTTATACTCGATCAGCTTGTCATACCAATAGCTGATGTCGCCTGCACAGTCCACTATCTCTTGGATGTCCATCATCTCGTCAAACACTTTAGATGGATTAGCATAGACGTTGCGGATGATGTGTGTATAACTGCGGCTGTGGATGGTCTCGCTAAACGTCCAAGTGGTGATCCAGTTCTCGATCTCAGGCAAGCTGCAGATAGGACCAAACGCTACTGCAGGAGCACGACCTTGGACGCTGTCCAACAGGATCTGACGCTTTAGATTAGAGGTGAAGATATGCTGCTCGTGATCTGTCAGGTCCTTAAAGTCCTTGGAATCACGGAGACAATCCACCTCTTCCGGACGCCAAAAGAAACCCAGCTGCTGATCGGTCAACTTGTCAAACTGTTTATACTTCAGCGTGTCATAACGCTGGATGCTGACACCGCCGTTGGGATCTAAGAACGCAAGGCTCTTGGTATGATCTCGTTTATCGTTCGCATCAAAGACAGTCGTGCTCATGGTTTACCTCTTTCTAGTTTCCATCATATTAACATATTATCTTAGATAGTGCAACTTTCACAGTCGGCTTCTTCAACTGTTTCTGTCAGGCTCTGTGATGCTGCCATGTCCATCTTATCTACGTCAACTTCGCCCTGTCCGTCGTTAGTGTTGAAGTAATAAAGCTGCTTTCCACCGTACTTGTAGAACTGCAACAAGTGTCCGATCATCTCACTGAGAGGAATCTTGTTATCCTCGTAGTGCTGTGGATTATAGCTGGTGTTTACAGAGATGCCTTGGTCGATGTATTTCTGCAGCACTGCACAGATCTTGAGATATCCTTCCGGCGATTTCTGATCCCACAGCAGTTCATACTTGTTCTTCAGCTTGCGGAACTCTGGTACTACCTGCTTCAACACACCGTGCTTGCTCTGCTTGATAGAGATGAGACTGCGAGGTGGCTCGATACCGTTCGTAGCATTAGCAACCTGTGCGCTAGTCTCAGCAGGCATCAGTGCCATCAGTGTGCTATTACGGATGCCAGTGTCCTGTAGCTGTTCGCGTAGCTCTGCCCAAGGCATGCGCTCTACATGCGGAACCAGCTCGTCCACTTCGCGCTTGTAAGTATCGATAGGCAGGATCCCGTGACCGTACTTGGTCTCTGCGACACCGTCTATCATGCCTTTCTCTTTAGCAAGATCCGCGCTTGCCTTGATCAGATAGTAGCTCCACGCTTCTGCATATTCATCTACTACTGCTAGTGCTGCAGGATCCGAATAGCTTAGATCACGCTTTGCTAGGAAGTATGCAAAGTTGATGATACCTACACCTAGTGGGCGACGCTTCATCGTGCTTAGCTGCGCTGCTAGCACAGGATAGTTCTGATAGTCCAGCAGTTCGTCGAGTGCGCGGACTGCAAGATCACACATCTTCTCGAAATCTTTTGGTTCTTTCACGTTGCCCCAGTTGATAGCACTGAGCGTGCAGAGGCTAATCTCTCCGTTTGGATCATGCAGATGATCTAGCGGTTTAGTGGGAAGGTTGATCTCGCAGCAGAGGTTGCTCTGCTTGACTGGTGCAACGGATTCTACGAACGCACCGTGTGTGTTAGCATGATCCACGTTCATGAGATAGATGCGACCAGTGTTCTTGCGTTCTTCCATGAACATCGAGAATAGGTCGATTGCTCTAAAAGTCTTCTTGCGTAGCTTGGTATTTCGTTCTGCTGCTTCGTATAGCTGCTTGAACTTGTCTTGGTCAGAGAAGAACGCATCGTACAGCCCAGGCACATCGCTAGGTGAGAACAGCGTGATATCACCGCCGGAGAGCAAGCGTTCATACATCAGCTTGTTGAACTGCACACCGTAATCCATGTGACGTATGCGGTTGTCTTCCGTGCCTTTGTTGTTCTTTAGAACTAATAGATCTTCTACTTCATAGTGCCAAAGTGGATAGTATAGCGTAGCAGCACCGTTACGGACACCGCCTTGGCTGCAGCTACGGACCGCGCTCTGGAAATGCTTGAAGAAAGGGATCACGCCCGTGTGCGATGCATCACCTTTCCTGATTGGGCTCCCTATAGCACGGATGCTGCCAGCGCCGATACCGATGCCTGCTTTCTGTGAAACGTATTTCACGATTGCGCTAGCGGTTGCGCTGATGCTATCCAAGCTATCGCCAGTCTCGATCAGGACACAAGAACTGAACTGGCGTTGGGGCGTCCTCACACCTGCCATGATAGGTGTGGGAAGACTAATATCATGCTTGGAGATCGCATCATAGTAGTCTTTGACGTAGCGAAGACGTGTCTCCGCAGGGTATTTCGAGAACAGAGTAGCTGCGATCAACGCATAAGCCATCTGCGGTGTTTCCATGATCTGACCGGTCACACGATTCTGAACCAGGTACTTGCCTCGTAGCTGTTCCATAGCGACGTAGGCTAAGCTGGCATCACGCTCATGATCGATGAAATTGTTGATCGTCTCCCACTCATCAGTAGTATAGGTCTCTAGCAGCTCGGGATCGTAGAATCCCATGTCGATGTTGCGCTTGACTAGATTGAGGATGTGCCATGGCTTATAATCGCCGTATACTTCCTTGCGGAGATGATAGTTTACTAGTCGTCCTGCGACGTATTGATAGTTAGGAGTCTCTTCGGAGATCAGATCAGCAGCAGCTTTGATTAGCGTCTCTTGGATATCTGTGGTCTTGATGTTTGTGTAGAACTGGATCTGAGATTTGATCTCTACCTCGCTTGCGCTAACTCCAGTTAAGTTCTCAGTGGCCCAGAACACCACTCTGTGTAATTTCTCGACGTCTAATACTTCTTTCGACCCATCACGCTTAGTGACGAGTATGCCTTTGCTGTTCATGCTGATTCTCTTCCTTATACGATCAATTCTTGGACTGTGTAGTTATATGCCGGACTCTCAGAATGGAAAAAGTCAGGAGTATTTACGACACGCCCCAGTTCATAATTAAGCACATATTTCTTACCTTCACATATGACTAAATTAACTTCTTTGTGACTGGAACGCAATCTATATCCTGCCATCCTCATGCTTTCTTTGTGTGGATAACTGCTGTAGTATAGCGTATAGAACATGCCAAGAGCAACACCTATATCGCAGTATGAATTATCTGCTATCAACCGCCAAGGATCAGGCCATTGTTCCTTGTGATCCATGTGGAGATAGTTCATCAGAGGTGCCTTTGCCCATGTGGTCGCGACTCTATCGAGGTCAGTTGGCCAATCGGTTAACGACTGTCTGAAAGCCCGCCACTCTAGGATGCGTTGTTCGGTCCTGCCATTAAACCACATCATTCAGTCTCTTGACTGAATAACGTAAAGTAGCTGCTGAACCGGTATTGGTAGTGGTATATATGACAGTAGCAATACCCGCTGCGATGCTCACACCAAACGTGACACCAACATCACTAGTCTGTGTGCTGTCATCGTCTATCGTATAGCCAGTAGTACCATCGAAAGAAAGATTCAATATACCGCTTCTCACATCAACGCCTCGCTTGATGCTGTAGGTGATCTGAGCATGTTGGTATCTAGCCAGCTTAAGAGCAATGCTAGTGCTAGCATTAGTGACGTTGTTAGTTAGGGTATCCTCATTACCGTTCTCGGTAACTAGATATCCCATCGCTAGATGATTACCATATTCGATGTATGCGGTATTTGTGTTACCGTGTATACTTTCTACGACGAGATCATCCGCAGTGGTCCTGTCGAAAAGATCACCCAAGCTAGCACTGTGATTAGTAGCACTACCAAAGTTGATGATATAAGCAAGAGGATTTCCTGCGCCACTGTATCCAGTTCCAACATCCCTATAATAATTGAAGCTGCTGGTAAAGTTATTCATGTTACCAACGTGTACTGCACTGTAATAGATTTTATCAAACACTGTACCAGTTACGGATATGTTGTTAGCAGATCCTTGCGACACGCAGAGATATAGACCTTCGTATAGATATTCGAATGTACCGCTGCTGATGACGACATTGCGGAAGAACTGATCTGGAGTCGTAGCACTGTTCTGCCATATTCCATAGTTGAATTGGCTGACATGGATATCTACTAGATTGATATCTTCTGAGGGATTGGTAGTGTTACCTGATATCACTATTCCCAAGCTAGGATCAGATGTTACAGATGCAACGCTGCTGGTACCAACTGGGCTCACGTCCGGACCTATTAGCCTGACACGATCTACGGTGATCCTTCGGCAGTTGTATATGTATAGTCCGTTCAGAGCAGTAGTGATGCTCATGTTTGATATCTGTATGTCAGTGGGCAAGCTGCCGCCGTTAGTACCTATGCTACCGAATATCTGTTGCTTGCTATCTGCAGTGACCATGACTCCGGCAGTCACCGCAGGATTTGCGGTCTGTATCAATATAGTGCTGTTAGGACCTTCTCCCATCAGCGTCGCATAGGGAGGAATCTTGATCCAATCGCTGATTATGTAGCGACCTGCTGGAAAATGCAGTGTCTTGAACGCACCTTGGAATCCAGTGACGCAGTATAGCTGATAGAGTGCTCTGTTGATAGCCGTAGTATCGTCAGTCTCGCCGTCGCCCTTCGCACCAAAGTCCTTGACGCTGACAAAATCATCCAGCTTCTGCTGTAGTGTACGCATGACTGGTGCGTTGCTAGTAGGACCAGTTGTCGGTACATATCCAGCATCGGGGTTCTGGAATGTGTAGGTCTGCACGACTGATAGGAGATCGCTAAATTCTGTTAGGATCTCCGTATTGCCGACTTCTGGAGCACCTTCGCTGACAGGACCATTGCCTATGAACAGCCTGCGTTCATCTGCAGCCCATCCAAATTCTGCCGCAGCAAGCTGTGGCAGATTATCATATAGTCCTCTACGGTGCTGAATTCTCGAGATGGTGACGATTGCCATATATTATATCTCACTTTGAGATATTTATCAGTCTCTCGCCCCTCTGGTCTGGAGCATCTCACCCTGATACAACCATTCTCTAGAACCGACTACGGTCTGGGTATCTATCCCCATCTCCTTGATCAGCCTGTTAGAAAGGCCTTGAAGGCTATAGATTTCACCTTCGTATTCCAGCTTCTTCACCCCGATTATCTTAGCTTTCTTGTTAATATCTCTAGCATAGATCAATTCGGCTCCGATCGGAACATCGTAAGTATCCCATTTATGACCAGGGATAGTGATGTTATCGCCTTCTTCAAACAGTGTGTTCATAGGCACTGGTGTAACATCTTTGATAGCAGCAATGGACAATGCTGCTTTAGCGATGTGAGGTTCCAATTGGAAGAACTCCTTCTTGTTGTTGATACGTTTCTCTGCAAACACCGTATGAAGTTGGCGTTCTACAAAATTCGCATCGTTGACTTCTGCTGCATAATAGCAATCGAAGCTAGTCGGCACGCTGGTAGATGAGCTTAGTTCTCGCATGCGCTGTTCTACTGTAGTATTTGTCATTCCTATCTTGACCCAATCAGGTGGGAATGCTCTATTAGTTGCTATATAGACTATATTTGACATGTTATGTTCCTTTGTAATATCTTTCAACTCGATCCCACCAACGGTCCTTCCAGTCGCGGAATTCCTGTCCGTTGACTACCCAGCGTTGTGGTTGTAGGTCCGGGCTGCACATCATGATCACCATCTGTTCGATCTCAGTACCGAACAGGTGATCGTGAGCAATAGCATAAGCTGCACCCTGCATGAAATAATCATCGATCCATTCAGTCTTCTTAGGCTTATTGGTTTGTTTGAAATCGATGATGCTCTGCTTGCCTCTATAGACGCCAGTGAGATCGGTGGTGCCTGCGTATAGCTGAGGGTAGTAGAGTCTTGCTTCGCTGCCCCACCATTCGCCCATGTCATCCATGTATTCGTCGATAATCTTCTGTGCCATAGCACCGGCTGTCTGGTGTACTAGATTACCGCCTGTGCGTAGTTCACCATGCTCTAGCCAGTTCTCTAGTTGTTTGTGCATGCTGGTGCCACGTCCTGCGGCTTCTGTAGTGATCTCTTGGGCTTTCTTCTCACCCACACGCTTGCGCCATTCGATGAGATGCGTCTTGTCTTTAGTCTTGTCTAGGATCGTAGTAACAGATGCAACGAGGCTTCCGTCTGGTGTCTGATAACGACGTCCTTCTGGTGTATCCTTGCGTTTAAGTTCTGCGTATTCGTAGCGTGGATTATGCTTTGCTTTGCTCATCTAAATAATGTAGCAAGATTAAGCGTCAGTGTCAACCTTTACAATGCCTGCTAGTCTCAGGATATCGTTCAGTTCTACACTCTCACAATGCCACTTGCGCAGGCTCTTGTTGATCCTTGAGTTAGGATCTCTCGCTGTCTTAGCACTAGTCCTGCTCTTCTTCATGCCCTTCATGCGAGCACAGAAGCTCTTTCGACGCTTGCTTGCTTTAGAACCTTTCTTTAGCTTGCTTGGCTTAGTAGTGACTGCTGTCTGCAGCTTGCTACCTGGATGGCTAGCACGATAGCTGGCAACGCCTTTCTTGTTAAGACCGCCGTTCTTGTTCTTGCCTTTGCTGGTCTGCCAAGCTTCTGCTTCCGCCAGCAGTTCCTCGTCCATTACCGACTCTATATCTTCCCAGATTATGTCCTCATCTACACCGTGGAACTCTGCGAAGTCTCCTATCATCTCTTCGATGATATCAAACTGTGACTCTAGGATCAAGTTCTCGTCCAAATCTTCTGTTTTAGCTGTCTTAGCTGCATCTTTCCATGCTTGATCTGTAGGCGCTTTGGGGCTGTCAGCATCTCTACTAATACCTGCCTTCTTGCGTTTATTCACATTGTAATAGAGGCCATGCTTAGCTTCTTCTACACTCTCATTAGGCACACAGTTGCGAACTTGTCCACCGTTCTTACCTTTCTTAGTGCCTTCTGCATGTTTGCCGGGCCAGCACTTAGTAACACCGTTAGCATCTTTTTGTCCCTTGCGGATCTCTTCGAGACTACCGTGTGTCTGACACATACCGCAATCTTCGCAGACCATTTCCATCTCAGTGCTTTCGTTGTGCTTCTTCTTGCCAGCACAGTGTGCTTTTTGGCTAAAACCTTTGGGGTGCGAACAGTTGATCGAGCTCTTATATTTCTGGCTCCATTTTTCTGTTAAGATATCTCTGGCCTTCATCTCTTTTCTACCTTTTTAATTCCGCAGTAAGCATCTGGGGTTTTCTTATATTTATCGACCCACATCTTATGCAGTAGGTTGACATCGATGCCATTACGGTTAGCGATCTTCTTCATCAGCAGATCGATCTTGTCCCAGTTGGGTTTAGACATCCGGTCTAGATATTTCCTCAATACAGCCACCGGATCCTTGAAAGGTTCCTTAATAAGCGGTTTCATGACCGACTTAGTCTCGGTCACACCTGCACGACCTATTGCTAGTTCTTCTTCCTCATCAGGATCTGCTAATCCTTTATACTTGGGCTTAGCTAACTGTTTCATATCTGTCTTAGCGATCTGTTTAGGTTCTGCAGCTTTGTCTAGCTTAGGAGGTTCTCCCGGCGATTTGAAAGGTTCGTCACTTGCTCCACTCTGTGCCCACTTTGCTGCTAATTCCTGACGGATCTTCCCTATGACTGCTTTCACGCTGGGACTCTCGAAGAACTTCACAGGGTCTATGCTGTTGTCTTTTAGTATCCTAGCAACACGGGCAGCTTTCATGTCTTCGCCGGTCAGCTTACGGTATGCTTGATCTATCAGAGGATTGCCATAGACACTCTTGTGTGTGCCGCGGAAACCGGGCCAGGTATCAAGAGGCGCACCTTTGATAGCACTGCTTATCTTATCCAGTTCATCGTTGGTAAGCTGTAGCAGTGTGCCTCTGCTCTTGAGAGCATACTGCATGTTCTCAAGGTGTTCGGGAGTGGTTATGCCCAGTATCTGTTGTAGCGCACCTGCCGCCACCTTAGGCAATCCGCTGCTTGCTACCAACGCACCCAGTCCACCTAGGAAGCCTCTGCGACTCATATCTGGACCGCCTGCTTCCTCCACGCTCTCGCTCTGCTGTGTATTGACACCTAGCTTAGCAGCTAACATGCTCATGCTCTTTCGATATCTCTTCTCCATGAATGCTGCTCGGTTAGGATCCCAGCTGCTCTTGTCACCCGAATAGTTCTCATAATTGTCAGCATACTTGACCATCATTGCTAGCCGGTTGCCGCTGTTGATGATCTGCTCGATGTTCTGTGCGTAGGTCAATGCTCTGTTCTTGGTCAGCAGTCCTACTGCTTCTATCACTTCTGGGCTAAAGTCTAAGCTACCAAGATCAGCTAAGCTGACGTGTGTGTCTTCAACAACATCATGCAGGAAAGCCACCTTAGCAGCATCGGAGCTGAATGACGTTCCAAATATGCGCTTACCAGTCATTGCAACAGCACGAGGATGCTTCCAGTATGGCAGATCGCCATAGAGCTGATCGCCGTGTGCTTGCTGTATGAACTTCAGCGTCTGAACGATGTTCAATTCGTTGAGGGTTTGACTTTCTGCCACCGCAGACGGTCTATCGAAGGAACGCCACATGCTCTTGCCAGCATCAGTCTGTGTAGTGCTGGGCTTTATGTCATTGCCTAATTCTTTCACAAACTGATATACTGCAGTAGCAATTCCTTTCTTCTGGAATTCTGACCAGACGCTTATGTTACCGCCGATCACATGAGGATCCAGCTTGCTCTTTACTCTAAACCCAAAGATATTCCTCCTGTCGGGATCGTAATCCTTCACTATGAAACGGAAATATCCTATGTCCGTTCCTGCCTCATTTGTGACATTGACTAAGAATTGCGGAGGTCGTCTTGTAGATAAGTTCTTAGCTGATAACTTTAGCTTACCGACATCTGGTATCATTATTATCTTTTCTGCATGAAAGTCGGATTGCGTGATGCGCGGATCTATCTTCTCAGCTAGATCGTGTCCGGGATCATCGGGCTGATCTGCTTCCCCCGGTTCTAGTGACCTGTTGTTAACAGGATCGATCACACCCTTAGCACCTAAGTTTCCTCGGTCGCTTGCTGCTGCATCCCTCGTGCGATTCAGCTTATCTTCCCATCCTTCTGCTAGGCTCAGGGCTTTATCTTCCGCTTTCTTCTTAGCGTCCCACAGTGCCTGTAATAGTCCTGCATTCCTTATCATCTTGAATGCTAGGTTCTCTGCTCCAAACTCCCCGTTCTCGTCCAATCCTGATTTACGATAGTTCTTTATCTTGGTCTGCACATCTGACATGACCTCAGGGTCATTGCTCTGCAGTGCAAGCATGATCTGATGCTTGAGATGATTGAATTTATGTTGTATGTTAGTCTTGTCGGGATCTGCCGTTATCTGTTGCGGTTTCTTGATCCAAGTATCTCTTATGATGCTATAGATACCGTTGCTGATATGCGGTTGATTCTTATCCTGCACATATACTTCTACGTCCGAGCCCTTGAGCGTGATGTCATGTTCGTCGTTGAACAGATTCTTCTTAGC